GCAAGATGAAGATCAACTAACCTTAGCAGTCTTAGTTAATCTAGAGGGTGTCATAGACACCTACATAGAAGCACTTGAGTATGCCCTTGACAATCCCACCAAAAACTGATACCATAGGGGGTTAGGAGAAAAATGCACAAAAAAGAGGTTAGCAGTTTGTCTAATGTATTTGCAGACAACAGAATAGAAATGGCTGTCTTGGCTAAAGAAACTTCAATGAACTTTACACCAGAACAGACAAGCAGGTTGCACCAATGGTTTCGTTGGCACACCCATTTTGCAAGCGGAAGAAAATCAGAAGTCCACCCAAACACTATTGACAATCTAGAATAGATAGGATACCATAGAACTATGGAAAAAACATTTGAACAAAAAGCACAGATAGTAGCATCAGCATTTTACAACCGATTTGATGAGGACGGAGAATCAGAAATCCTAACCAAGATTTTTGAGTCCCACGATTTGTCAGGTGCAGTTGCACTAGCCCTTGTGGGTGGTGACATTGAACTTAAGTCTGATGCCTCTAAGAGTTGGATTGAGGATACCTATAATGTCCTTAATGCTGTCTTTGATTTCCCAGATGAAATTGAACTGGTTGAAATAGACTTACAGGATAAGCCAAAGCCAAAGAAAGCACCTGCCAAGAAAAAGGCAGAGCCAAAACCATAACACAATTTCCCTTGCGAAAGCTTGGGAAATGTGCCGAGTACATTTGTATAGCATAACTTTATTACGAAGTCAATATTAAATCACGGGAATATTTAGAAAAGGAATATATCTTGACAAAAACATATGAAGATGGTATTATGGATGCCTTAATGATAATCAAGAGGTATACAGATGTAGCTGTATATAATGTTCCTACTATATATCTACAACAAGCTCTTATTAACCACCTGCCCTCGGGACATAAAATAGATTTAATAGACATTACGAACGAATCAAAAAAATCACGGGAAGTTTACCATAATGTTTAACAAACTTGTTTGTAATATTCTGGGGCATAAAGCTGGTGTTAAATCAGAATGTCCATTTACCCTATATACATATATATCATGTATCAGATGTACTGATATATACTATGCATATCCTACAAATAAAAAAGAGAATGAAAATGAAAAGTTATCCACAGGTTCTGATTAAAAGCCTGGCATTTATTATATATTTTATATACATTTCCATCATTTTTATACCAGTTTTAACATACATTATTTGTAGGAAAGCTACAAATAGTATTACGAACAAACCAAAAATATCACGGGAATATATGGTGTATTAGAGATATAACTAAACAGGGATATGCCCATATGTATGTTTCCTACATTACGAAGGAGTTTTGGGATCGCTCTATTACTCATAAAATAATTACATATACATTCAGTAGTGATTTAAGATACTTACCTATGTGTCTATGTGGATAACCTGTGGATAAGTTGTTGTGTATTATGCAACTGTGGATAAGTTGTGGATAACTTTTGGACGGAAACATTTCCCTATATCAGCAGTATCTGATATAATTTATCTATGATTGAATGTAAAGCATGTCCATTAAAGTATCTATCAGCATCTGCTCTTGCAAAAATCCTTGACAATCGCTAGAGATTCTGATATCATTAACAAGTGAAGAAGTATGCTCTCTCTATAGTTATCTATGTGATAATAGCGTATATAGTTATATGGGCATCAGTAGCAACTTCCTCTACCCCCGAAAATTCAGAAGTGAGTATAAATGCAATACGATAACGTTATCCCCTTAGTAAAGAAAGCTATGCTTGAGCATGAAGAGGACCTTGGTCCATTCCTTGATGATAAAGATTATGAGCAATGGTTTGTTAAGTACTACCTACACTTCTCAAAGATAGTTTCTAACCACCCCACCTCTGCTATAAACAAAAGATCCAAGAGATTCCCTTCCGTATGGGCTCCTGAAAAATATGACGAATTGGACATTTAAATAATGGATGCTTTCTTTACCTTACTTTTTGTGCTATTTGTTTGTATGATTTTGATCCTCCCTATCTTTGTTCTATTGATCTTAGGTCTTGCCGTTAAAGCCATGTATGATATTAAGAAAACAAACTATGACCTTTGATTATAAAGCATCTATGACTAAGGGTCATAAGTATAATGAATTAGTTGGAAAGCGTATTGCTTCAGAAGGTATCTCCTGTACCGTCCCAGAGCTATACCTTGTTAAGGATCTCTCTGAGATCCCAGACATGACCAAGTATGAAAAGGATATCATATTGGATCCAATTGATGAGGTTCTAGAGGTTAAGTCCAGAGACCTATGGTTTACCGATGATCTTCGCACCTACCCGCACAACAACCTTATTGTAGATACCGTCTCAGGATACGATACAAAACAGCAGAAGCCTATGGGCTATGTATTTGTCTCTCAACGTGCAGGTGGGATGATTTGTCTGCCAACCTACACAAAAGATACTTGGGAGAAAAAAGTTCTTTACGATAAGTACAGAGACCTTCACGATACCTTCTACATTGCCTCAATAGAGCACTGTAAGCCCTTCACAGCCCTTGTTAAGCACATTAAGGAGAGAATAGACCAATGACATGTATTGTAGGTATCGCACACAACAAACAAGTTTATTTGTCATCAGACAGAGGTCTTTCAGATGATGATATTATTACCTCTATGTCTGCACCCAAGATTAGATTAAATGATAAGTATCTAATCGGATACGCAGACTCTCCAGGTACAGGTCAACTTCTTCATTGGATCACTCTTCCTACCCCACCACGCAGTAATGTAGAAAAGTTTATGCGTACTACCTTTGTCAATTCGGTACGAAAGCAATTGGTAGATTCTGGGGTAGACCTAAAAGAAAATGCTCATGCTTCTTTTCTAATTGGAGTATCTGGACATCTGTTCTTTGTGGATACCACAGACTGGCAAGTAACAGAGTGTGAATATATGGCTATTGGATCAGGTGCATCAATTGCTATGGGTTCTCTATACACCACCCAGTCTTGGAAGTCTCCAGAAAAAAGAGCAATTACGGCAGTCTCTGCTGCCATAGAGCTCTCACCGTCCTGCATGGGACCTATAGACAATTTGGTTATTTAGCATGTGTCATGCTATGGTTGTTCTTTCTCGCCGCCGAATTTCGCCGTTATTTATTAAAGAAAAGGTATACTGTTAAACATGGTTAATATATTAGGACTACACTTTGGACACGATGGCTCAGCCTGTATTGTTAAAGATGGGAGGTTGGTCTCTGCAATTAGTACAGAAAGGCTAAATGGTATTAAGAAGTTTTATGGGGTAACCACAGAAACTATAGACTATGTGCTTGACAAGGCTGGCATTGGATACGAAGATATTGATTTTATTACTTTGGCAGATTACATACAGCCCAATAGTCATGGTACGCTAAAACTATTTGATAAGTCAGGAAAGGAACTGGTTCTTTGCTCTCAAGTTGTTTTTGGTAATGAAATCCTTGAGATAGAAGGAGAGCTAAATGGTATTAGAATACCCGTAGTGGTTCTGCCACACCACACCTGCCATGCTGCATCTACATTCTATACAAGCAACTTAGATGAGTCTGTTGTTTTAACAATGGACGGTACTGGAGGAGACCAACGCTCTACCAGTTGGATCGCTATCGGAAAGGGAAACAAACTAAACCATGTTGACTATCCAGAAATGCATGTTGGTGAGCTTTATGGAGACTTTACAGCACTACTTGGTCTTGGACCATCAGTATACAAGGCTGGTAGCACAATGGGTCTTGCATCCTATGGAAAACCAGTAAAACATGCTATAGATAATACAGAAAACTTTATGCAAAGGCTATCTGGTAAAAATTATGATTTTCTTCACGCACCAGATATGTTTTATGAAATGTGGGAAGATACAGAAGAAGACGTTAATTTTGTAGACTTTGAAAAAACACCAGATTCTATTATGTATGGTGGTCCTCAAAAAGAGGACGCATCGTTGCCTTGGGAAACGGTATCTGGAATGAATGTTGCAGCAAGCATACAATATCTTTTTGAAAAACAAGTGATGCACACTGTTGAGAACAAGGTTAAAGTTTTTGAAGAAACAAAAGATGTCAGAAACATCTGTCTTGCTGGTGGATCGTTTTTAAACTGTAATGCAAACTCTGTTGTAAAAGACACTGGTTATTTTGACAATGTTCATCTTTTTCCTGCCTCTGGTGATGATGGAATCTGTGTAGGCTCCGCACTTTATTATGCCCACCACATCCTTGACTACCCAAGAGAAACATATAGTTTCTCAGACTTAGCATACATGGGAAGCGAAAGCTTTGAATTAAAAGAAGAAGAGTATGTTTATTTAGCAAATGAAATTGCCAATGGTAAGATTATTGCTTGGGTGTCTGGAGAGTCTGAGTATGGTCCAAGAGCACTTGGTCATAGAAGCATCCTTGCTGACCCAAGAAATTTTCATAACAGAGAAATCCTAAACTTTGTTGTCAAGAACAGGGAGTGGTTTAGACCATTTGCTCCAGTTGTGCTTGAAGAAGAAGCACATAATTGGTTTGAACCTGGAGACCCAAGCAAATATATGTTGTTTACTCAAAAGGTTTTGCAGCCAGAAAAAATTCCTGCTGTCACCCACGTTGATGGCACTGCAAGAATACAGACCATTAACGAAGAAGATAATGCTCCATATTACAAACTAATTAAAGAGTTCTTTAAGATCACGGGCGTACCTGCGTTAATCAATACAAGTTATAATGCCAATGGAAAGCCTATTGTGCATAAAAGACAGAGTGCTATAAATAATTTTTATTTAAATAGGGCTATTGATATTCTAGTTATTGATGGAAAGATTATTACTAAGTAGCTTTTCTTTTAGCAATTAGTACATCAAAGTCTTTTTTCTTTGTACCACCAGCGTAAGTCCAAGCATATCCTTCTTTAATCATGTTTTCATTTACGGATATCTTTTCACCGTCTACATATATCCAACCAAGAATGCGACCATACTTTTCTGTGCTATCTGGAAGCTCTGTCT